GCGATCCCTGGTGCCGCTTGTGCGCGAAAAACTGGCCCGACTCCGACTCGACCCACTGCCGGCCGAGCGACTTGTACGCCACGCGCCGCGTCTCGTCGGCGTCCTTCGGCGTCATGCCGGCGGTCAGTTTGTCGATCTGCTGCCGCAGTGCGCCGTCGCTTTTCGCTTCGTTGAGCTGCGCGCGGATCCCGTTGGCGTCGTCGATGATCGCTTGGATCGCTTTGCGCTCGTCGGCCGACATGAGCCGGCCTTTACTCGTGACGTTGCCCTCGGCGTCTTTTTCCTCGTGCGCCTCGCACTCGCGCGCCGTTTTCGCGAGCAGCGCGGCCGCCGCGTCCGTCTTTTTGCGGAGGTCGGCCTCGAGCACTTCCGAATTCAATGCACGCATGATCTTCAGCTCCCGGTTAGTGCGATCTGTAGCTCGAGCGCTTGTCGCTCGAGTTCCGCCTCGTGGCGTCGATCCTGGCCGGATCCCTGACGGGCCTGCGGACTGTCGGCGGTCACGGGTTGCTGTGCCGCGCGATCGTCGGCCGCCGGCTCGGTGGTGAGACGCGCGAGCGTCTCGTCGAGCGTGGCGATCCGATCGATCATGCCGTTCGCTTTCGCGTCGGCCGCGCTGTAGACGTGGGCTTTCCAGTCCTGGCGCACGCGCTCGTCCGTCGTGCCCTCGCCGCGCCCGAGCACGACGTTGTGCACAAAGGTGTCGTACGCCTGATTCACCGACGCGCGGCGCCGCTCGAGCGCCGGCCCGGCGATCGGTTCCGTTTCGTTGCCGTCGACTTTGCCTTCGCCGGCGGCGATATACGTGCGCTTGACGCCCATCTGCTCGAGCGCCTTGCTCAGATCGGTGTGGATCGAATAGGTGCCGATCCCGCCGACTTGTGCCGACGGCGCGGCGACGATCTCGGTCGCGGCGGCGGCGAGCTGATAGGCGGCCGATGCCATGGTGTACTGCGCTTGCGCGATCACCGGCTTAATGCGCCGCGCGCGCATAACTTCCTGCGCGAATTCCGCGTTGCCGGCGACGCTGCCGCCCGGCGAGTCGACGTCGAGCACGATCGACCGCACACCCTTATCGGCGACGGCCTGCCGCAGCTGCTTCGTCAGTCCTTCGAATGTCGTGCCGCCGCTGATGTCCGACATCATGTTCACGCGCGGCGCCAGCACGCCATACACCGGAATGACGGCGACGTTGCCGACACGCGGCTGCGGCAGGTTCTTCCGGTTGACGAGCGCGGCCTCGATCTCGGCGCGATCGAGATCGACGCCGGCGACGTGCCGCGCCAGGATGCCGGCCACGACCGACAGCATGATCGGCGTGAGGTTCCATGGGTGCTCGACGGCAAACGACAGCACGTGGGCGGATTTCATGCGACGGCCTCGAGCGCTTCGAGCGCGGTAAATAATTCGACGTTTGTCTCAATAGCGAGGCGCGCGGCCGCGTCGGCGCCGAGCACCGGCGTCAAGTCGGCCGCGAGCTCGCGGTTCCAGCGATCGATCTGTGCGAAAAACGCCGACGAGCGTTCGATCGGCGCATAGCGCGCGAGCGCGATCCGTTGCCGGGCGCGCGTCGCCTTGACGATCAGCGACGTCATCGAGATCTCGCTGGTGCCGGCGTCGCCGCTTTCGGCCGGATCGGTGACGTCGGGTTCGCCGTCGGGTGTGCCGGTGGTGTCGTCGGCCGGTACCGGCGTGCTAAACGGCGACGCCACGGCGCCGGCCGGCCCGCCTTGCTGCGGCGCGAGTTGATCCGCTGTCGGATCGTCCTTCATCGCCGGCAGGTTGAGCCGCGCGCGGCCTTCGTTCGCCGTCATGATCGGCCGGCCGATCAGCATGCGCAGCGCGGTCGATTGCTCCTCGAAACTGCCGGCCAGCTTCGCCGCGATGTTGAATTCCAAATAGACGTCCTCGGTGTCGTCGCACTCGATCAAGAGCTGCCGCTCGATCTCCTGCGTCACCATTTCGAGCGTCGGCCCGAGCGAGTCCTGATACAGCTGCTTGTGCTGCTCTTTGATATTCGAGAACGTGGCGTGATCGAGGATCCCGATCGACGGCTGCGGCACGTTGAATTCCGCCGCTGTGACTTCGCGCCGCAGTTTTCCGCCCTGGATATACTCGGAGTCCTTCGGCGAAAACGCCGTCGGCTTGAAGGACATCCCCTCCTCGAGCACGGCGATCAGGCCGGAATTGTCGCCGCCGGCGAAGCGCTGCTGCCACTGCTCGCGGAAGGATTGTTTTTGCGCCGGCGTCCACTTCGGCGCCTCCTTCGGCCGCTCGATCACGCCTTCGTGCCTCGAGGCGTTGCGCCAGTAGTTCGCGCGATGCTGCGACGCGGCAGCGTCCTCCGAGATCACGCTGTGCAAGGTGTCGAGGTGCGAGAGGCCCATGAGCGGATCGATCGGGTTGTAGCCGCCGAAGTAGACGATCTCCGACGGATCGAAGTCGCGCCGCTGGCCGGTGTATGGGTTCGTCCACACGAACACGCTCGGCAGCAGGCCGCCGATAATGCGCATCTGATCGGGCGGCAGCCGCAGCAGGCCGATCGCGTCCTCGCCCCATTCGTCGGAGTAGTACCGCAGCTTGAGCCAGTACGCGTTTTTGAACACGCCGTAGTCGCCGAGCAGCGATTCGATCAGCCGATACTGCGACGTGGCCGGGTTCGGTTTGCCGAGCCACCGCGCGAGCTGGTGATCGTTGAGGCGTTGCCGGTCGGTATCGTCGACGCGCCGGAACACGTGGAGGCCGAGCTGCGCGACGTTGCCGGCCAGGAAGTCAATCGGGATCCGCACGTTCGGCTGCGCCGCGTAGATCCGGCCGTAGATATCGGACTGCGGCGGCTGGTAGTAGGTCGAGCGCGTGATGCCGGGTGCGGCCACGCCGGCAAACGACAGCGGCCCGCCGGTGGTGCTCGAGCCGTCGAGGAGGCGCAGCTGCCGATCGGATTGCACGATCACGGCGCGATCACTTGCAGGTACGCGATCTTGTCGACGTGCAGCACGACCTCGCCGTCGACCGGCGTCGGCGGTGCCCCTGGCGTCAGCGCGGAGACGTCGCGCAGCGTGAGCCAGCCGCCCCACGACGCGGCCCACAGCACGCCCTGCAACGCCTCATTCGCGTTATAGGTCACGTTGATCAGCACCCGTCGACGGACGCACGGCGGCCGCCAAAACCATAAAGGCAACGCCTGAGACGGTGACGCGTGTGACGGCCGGGTACCTAATTTGCGTTTCAAAACCCCCCGGCGCACACTGGCCGGCAATGGCTGAGCAACGGCCGCCCGGCCGGCCGCCACTGCGACGCGGCGAGCCGTCGGTGAGCGTGCATATCCGGGTGCCGGCGTCGCAGTACGATCGCCTGCAGCAGCAAGCGCAGGCCGCGCGCGGCAGTATTCCTGACTTGATTCGCCGGCGCCTCGAGCGCGACGACGACGACGACGAGGCCGACGACTAACACGGAAGGATTTGAGATGGCGACCTACACGCAATCCGGCAGCAACGATGTTGCCGGCGAGTCAAACGCGCGCGCCGCCGCCGCCGTGTGGTTGACCGGCCTCACGCCGGCCACGCATGCGCGCGACAATACGCCCTTCACCCTCCACGCGCTCGGCGCCGGCTTTGTGGCTGGCTCGGTGATGAACGTGGACGGGATCGATCAGGCGACGACGGTCGTGTCGCCCGGTGAAGTCACCGCGTCGATCACGCTCGCGCCGGCGTTGCAGCCGCACGCGGCGGCCGTCGTGGTGAAGGCCGGCAATGGCTACTCCACGCCGGCGGCCTTCGCGATCACCTAAGCCACGATCAGATCGGGATCGTCGGCCGTCGCCGGCGCGACGTCGAGCGCGGCCAGCTTGCGCGCGATCAGCGTGGCGATCACCGGATCGATCCGGCCCCGGCTGCGTTTTTTCGTCGGGTAGAGATTGTCTTTGTTATCCGTCTGGACGCGCACGTTACTGACGGCCCACTGCATGATCGGATTCCCGCCGGCGTCGACGATCCCGTCGAGCACGTCGGCCTCGAATTCCTTCGCCGGCGCGCTCATTTGCTGCAGCGTTTGCGGCACCTCGACGACCTCGAGGCCATCCTCCGCGAGATCTTTCGCCAGGTTGCCGGCGTTCCACGGATCGAGGCCCACCTGGCGCACGGTGAAGCGATCGCGCGCGGCGCACACGAGATCGCGTACGACGTCCTGATCGATCCGGTTGCCCGGGTTGGTTAGCAGGATCCCGGCGGCCTTCCACACCAGATACGGCGCGCGATCGCGGTGCGCGCGATCCTCGAGCGTGTCGGCCGGCGTGAGACACCACAGCACGACGCGCCAGCGTGACCACTTGCCCGGCGCCGGTGGAAACAAGGCCGCGACGACGGTGAGGTCGATCTTCGACGACATATCGATCCCGATCCAGCACTCGGCGCCGCGCAGCTCGTCGAGCGTCCACACCGATTGCCCGCGCCGCCAGCCCTCGAGCGACAGCCACGGCGCGATCGCGTTCACCCACAGATTGAGCCGCTTCTGCTTGAAGGCCGCCGCCGCCGTCGACATGAATTGCGCTTTGTGCGCCAGCGCTTTCAGATCGTCAGGTTTCACCGAGACGCCGTAGTTCGGATTCGCTTTGCGCCAGGTGCGCGGCGCCCACGGATCGTCGGCCTCGTCGGCGTGTGCGATGAAGGCGAAGAAGGTGTCGTCGACGAGCACGCGCTCGAGGATCTGGCACGCGTAGTGATGCTGATCGCCGCACGGCGTGAGCGGATCCGATCCGGCCGTCGTGATCCAAAAGACGATCGGCTGGCGCCTCGAGCCGGTCGCCGTTTCCATGACGTCGATCATGCCTCGGTGTTTCATCGCGTGCGCCTCGTCGACGATCACGATCTGCGGGTTGAGGCCGTCGGTGCTGTCATAGTCGGCGCCTAGCGGCTCGAGCTTGGCGGCGACGCGCTCGTAATTGAGATTCGCCATGAACACGGCAATGCGCGAGCGCAGGCCGCTCGACTGCACGAGCCGCTTACAGTCGGCGAATACGATCTTCGCCTGCGCGCGTTTCGTCGCGATCACAAACCCCTCGGCGCCCGGCTCGCCGTCGAAAAACGTCCCATAGAGCGCGACGATCGCCGCGATCAGCGACTTGCCGTTCTTGCGTGGGATCTCACAGTAGACGGTGCGAAAGCGGCGCAGGCCGGTGCCGGTGTGGTGCCACGCGAACACCGAGCCGAGATAAAAGCGCTGGTGCGGCTCGAGCGTGATCCGTTGCCCGGCCCACTCGCCTTTATAGTGCTTGAGGTGTTCGGCGAAGGTGAAAAACCGCTCGGCGCGCGCGACGTCGAACCGATACGGAAACGCGCGCGTGCCCTCCCGCGATCGATCGCGCAGGTGTCGCGCGCACGCGAGCCGGTGATACTTGCCGGCCGGGATCGCGCCGGCCACGACACGGCGCGCGTACGTATCGATCGGGTGTGTCACTGCGGTGTGAAAGCCGGGAGATCGAATTGCGCGAACGGATCGTCGGCCGGCGACAGCGGCGACGTTTTCACCCGCGTGCGGCTCGACGGCGTGAGGCCGAGTTCCGGCCAGAGCTTATTACAGCCGGCGAGCGCTTTCGTCGCGATCACCAGATACGGGTTCGTCATCGGGTACCCGGTTTTCGTGGTGACGACGAGGCCGTGTTTCTGTACTTGCTTCGTCGCGTCGAGGTAGCGATCCCACTCGAGGCACAGCGCAATCAACGCACTGCGATCGGCGAGCGTCACCTGGCCGGCCAGCCGCAGCATCGGCGCGAGCCGCGACCACTCCGCGATCGCCGCCGGGTGATCGGACAGCTCGAGCGGCGGCGAGTCAAAGTCGGCGGCTGGCGCCGGTGGTTTAGGTTCGTCGGCCGGCAGCGGCCGGTGCGACGCGTTGCCCTCGAGCACGCGGCGCGCGGTTGGTTTGGGTTTCGGCCCGCGCATGAGTATCTTTCTGGCGGCGCGCGGCCTCGACGCCGGCGCCGATCTGCTCGGCCCTGCGGCCGGTAAACGCCTCCCACCGATCGATCGTGACTTGCGCGAACGTCGGATCGAGTTCCATGGCCAAGCACCGGCGGCCGCCGATCCGCTCGCACGCGATCAGCGTCGTGCCCGATCCGGTGAACGGCTCGCCGACGGTGCGCGCCATGTCGGACACCTCGAGCACGCGCGCGAGTAGATCCACCGGCTTCTCCGTCGGGTGATACACGTTGCCGGTGCGCTTGCACTGCAGGACGTTGCCTTGCGCTTTTTTCGGATCGAACGGCTGCGCGACGCGGCTCGCGACCATGATCAGCTCGTGCTGCGATCGCCAGCCGACGCCCATACCCGGCGTCCCTTTGTCCCACACGACCATCGCGCGCACGCCGAAGCCGCATGACTCCGTCGCGTCAAAGAGATTCACCCACATCCGCCAATCGGTGAATAGACACGTGAGGCCCGACGGCCAGCCGTGCAGAATGCTTTTGATCAGCGCGGCGTACCCGCGACTGCTGAGCATGTCGTTCGCGATCTTGATCGTGCCGCGCGTGCCGATACTGCCGGCCTTGCGCCCGGCTTCCTGAAAGCCGCCGCTACAGTACGGCGGATCCGTCACCAGCGCGTCGAGCGTGACGTCCTCGAGCAGCCGCGCGACGTCGGCCGCGTGCGTGGAGTCGCCGACGAGCAGCCGGTGATCGCCGAGCGCGAACAGATCGCCGCGCGTGATCGTCGTCGGCCGCGCCGCCGGTATGTCGTCGGCGTCGGTGTTCCCGGTGCGGCCGATCGCCGGCGCCGGCGCAAAGAGCGCGGCCTGCTCGTCGGGTGTCCACAGCGGCCCGAACGCCACGCCGGCGTCGCGATCTTTCGTCAGCTGCTCGAGATTCCACTCGGCCAGCTCGCCCGTTCGATTGTCATAGATCGCGAGCGCGCGTTTCTGCTCGTCGGTGAGGCCGCGCCGGCGCACGGCGATCACCTCATCGCCGGCCGTCTCAATGATCCGCACTTTCGACAGGCCGATCGAGCGCGCCGCCGTCGCGACGCCGTTGCCGGCCAGGATCCGCCCGGCCTCGTCGATCACGATCGAGCGCGCGGCACCCACGTCGCGCAGCGCCGACGCGATCGCCTCGAGGTTGCGCGCCGGGTGCGTGCGCCGGTTTTCAGGATCCGCCGTCAGCTGCTCGAGGCTCGAGGCGTCGGCCGGTGCCGGCGTGGCCGGCGGTGCGCTGCGTCGCTGTTTCATGGTGCTCAGTGTGCGCCTTTCGCCGGCGCGTTTGCCGGCCCTAGGACGGCCGACGGCCGCCGGCGGCCTGTTGCCCGGCCTCGAGCCGGCCGGCGCGCCCTGCGGCCAGCCAGAGGCCGCCCTGGCCCTTTTTCGACCCCCCTATACCAAAATTGCGAGAGTACGAGCGAGGC